CTACAACAACATCACCGCCGCCGGTTATATTGATCGTGCCGGCACAATTAATAGTTAAGCTGCTAGCATTTTCGTTGTACTCAATCACTGTGCCATCACTAAAATCAAACCTTACAACGCCCTCACTCGCTGCATTCGGTGGATTCTCATCCGTGAAATAGCTGCCCAGGATAACACCGCCATTCAGGCTGCTAGAATTTTGGAAGAATAAACAAGCTACATGATCGCCTACCTTTGGCAGCCAATAGAGCTTACTTCCCAAGGCTCCCATTGTGAGAATTGGGAGTTCCGCACTCTGCAGATTGTCCTTATCCGGGAATACAACACGCGCTGTCATTGATGCGGGGTTAACACTTGAAACGATGCCGGCACGACCTACATTTTTATCAATAGCCATTCAAGCACCTCCTAATATCAAGCGAACAAGTATATTCAGTGCCCCAGTCATGAGTGACGCTTTTGGCAATATATTTGCCGTCAAAATGTCCATAATTTAATATATCCAAAGTGAGCCCGGCATAGAGTGAAAAATCACCTTTCACTTTAAAATTGCCGGTGTCTTCCTCTGCATTCTTTTCTCTAAGGCGTTTCTTTGCGAGTTTTTCAGCCGCCGCAATAGAATCTACTTGTTCATTGATTTCAAGCACCTTTCCGGGCTTATCTGGCACTCTAAATGTATATTCAATCAATGCACCCTTTTGACTGTGCTGATATTTAACATGACACGCTGCATATATATCACGCGTCTTGCTTTTAAAAGAATAGCTGCCAATTTCAACGATAGGCATGCGCGGATCATCAGCCACCGGGAACGCAGGACCGTTGATTGTAAATGGCGTTGGATATTGCAAACCATAAATAAAGGCCGTTGAATCTTGTTGCTCAAATTTGATTTCGTCAAAGATAATCAAATTGTTATCACTGATTTTAACTGCCAATGCATGATCTTTGCAAACCTTAACCAAGAAGGACAAATCAGATTCATCAGATTGCTCCACACGGTCAAGCGTTGGATTTTCTGTAGTGTCATAATACAATTTGACACCTGCATTATTGGCAATCTCTTGGGCGATTTCTGAAAGCTTTACCTTTTCCCAACTTTTAGACTTTTCAACGCCCCGAAGCTGTGAGTTTTCCGGCACGCTTACGGCCTTAATAATCGCCTCAGATGGAGGCCCTTTGCTTTCGATTTCATCAATTTCAAACACGCCTAAGCGCATTGATTTGATGTTGTCGCCTTCGCGTGTGAACATTTCAATATCAAGCTTAGCCCCCTTATCTGGGAACCAATCAGAACGCCATCGGCCATCTTTGTCCATAAGCGTTATATCTACGCTGTCAGCTTCGCCACTAAGCGGGTCAGTGTAGGAAATAGATTTGATAAACGGAAGCAATTCCTCGCTGATGTCCTTATTGTCATATTTGATTGAGGGGATATATCGAGCAATCAACATAATCAAGCCCTCCATGGAGGGGCAAGCGTGTTGCTCACGCTTGCTGTGTCGACTTCCGGAACGACTAACTCAATGCCGGCATTAAATACTACAGTGCCGGCATATTCACTATTAGCCCTAATCAATTGCGATGTGTAGGCGGTTGAGCCATATAACTTATAGGCGATCATATCCCACACATCGCCGGCTACTGTTCTATAACTACTAGGCAAATTCAACCCTCCTCTTATCGCGTTGCAATTCTTCCAATTCTTCTTTTAACTTACGTTTTTGCTCAGATACTGCTTCCTTAATTTGATTAATAACGCCACGATCATTGTCACCTTGTACAACAATATGCACACTATTATCAATCTGAATGGCCATATCTTGCTTATTGTTGACGTTTGTGCCACCTGTGCCGGTTGCTAATCGTGTGATAGCTCCGGCGCTATCGATAGGCTGCACATCATCAATAGCAAGGCGTGGCATATCGCCGCCACTGGATAACCTAACCCCAGGCGCATTGCCTGTGTTAAATTGCCCTAACTCTTGGCCGGCTGCTTGCCATAACGCAATGGCCCGAGCACTACCGTCAAGAGGTATTGCCGCTTCTCGGCTATCTTCGGCGAACCATGTAAGGAATGCACCTTTGTTATAAATACCGCCGCGCGCATTCGTTTGAATATTTTGAGTTTGGCCATTTGCTGTTGCGTTGCCTTTTACATTCGCTTCAATTGGCGTGCTAAATAAACTTTTAATCCAGTTCCATTTATCACCAATCCAATCAATAAGCTCACCGAATTTATTCTGCACGCCAGTCACAAATTCATCAAGTGCCTTCTGCGGATCGTTCCACAATAAGATAAACCATTGTTTAACCGTATCCCAATTGGAAATCAAGAGATACCCAATCCCGATGAGAGCCATAACCGCACCAATAAGCAACCATACTGGCGCACTGCCTACTGCTATCGCTGCATTAAGAGCCCATTGTGCAGCCGTCGCTCCATAAGTCATAATCATTTGACCGAGTTGCGTGCCCTTAAGCACTGTATAAGCAAGCTGTAAGCCTACAATGCCCTGTCTAATGGATGTAAATACCCACATCCCTGCACTAAAGGCTGCGGCTAAGCCAAAAAAGCCTACTGTTGTGCCTAATATACCGGCGGTCAATGTCGGGTATTCTGACGCCATTTTAGAAACCCAATTTAATACAGGCATGGCTGCCTTAAGCAGTCCATTCATTGCCGGTAATAAAGCACTGCCGGCGGTAATGCTTACCGCTTCCATGGCATTCTTGAACAGAATCATCTGATTCTCAGTGGTAGCAGCACGCGCTGCATATTCCTGCTGCGTCGAACCGGCAAACTGTTGCGCGTCGCTTACCCGATTGAAGTTCTTTTCTAAGTTATCAAGGTTAGAAAGTAATGGAGCGATAGCACCCACACTTTCCTTGCCAAACAAGTCAGTTAAGATTGCGGACCGTTGAGACGCGTCAATGTTTTGCAATGCTTTCATAACATCTAAAATAGCACCTTTAGCATCAACTTGCATGCGTTGTGCCATTTGTTCCGCATCAAGGCCAAGAGCACTGAATGCAGCGGCTTGTGACTTAGTAGCACCGGCACCGGCAGACAAGCCAAGCACTAAGTTCTTGATGCCGGTTGCGGCAATTTCTGCCGGTACGCCAACGCCATTCATCGATGCACCTAATGCAGCGATTTCCCCGGAAGCAACACCGCCAATGGCACCTAATGGACCAATACGCGTTACAATCGCCGAGATGTTGGCAGCACTTGCGCCGGATGTATTGCCCAAATAGTTAATCTTATCAGCTAATGTGTTGACTTGATCTTGGCTCATGCCAAATGCAATACGCCACTGCGACATCATTTGGCCGGCTTGGTCAGCTGACAAGTCAAATGCCACGCCCATTTTTACAGCGCTTTCTGCAAATCCCATAAGCTCATTACTAGCAATACCGGACTGACCGGCTGCGGCAATAATTTTGGCAATTTCAGCGGATGTCATTGGCAAGCGTTTGCTTAATTCCAACACGTCACGGCTCATCTGTTGAAATCCATCAGGCGTGTCAAAATCAACTACCTTACGCACGTCAGCCATTACAGATTCAAATTTTATGGCATCACGGATAGGTTGGGCCAATGCAATGGCTTGCATGCCATATTGAATGGCATCGCCGGCGTATCTTGTCTTCTTGTCGCCTAATTCGTTATAAGAAGCAATTTTGGCCGCTCTCTGTTGTTCATTCAGCGCCTTTTGCTGTGCTCTAAGATCTCGCTCCGCAGCCGTTACCTTTGTTAAGTTAGCTTTTAATTGCTCCATTTGAGCAATGTACTTTTGCTGAGTTATTGTGCCCTCACTAAACGCTTGCTTAGTTTGTGCTATTGCGGCATTCAATTGGCGCTGTTCCGCTTGATGCGCTGCAATCCGGGCATTATATTGGCTCATATTTGTCTTGAATTTATTAAGCGATTTATTTGCATCTTCAATGACCTGCTGGGCTTGCTTGAAAGATGAGCTGAAGCTAGCATCTAATGCGCCCTTTATTGCATATGTCATTTGATATAATGTTCCGGCCATGAGCCCACCTCCTCATTATCTTTCAAGCACTTCATTCATAATCGTAGCCCAGCGGCTTAATTCAATGAGCGTCATTTCAATATATGTGCTCACTGGTGTGTGTGTGTTCATTGCCATAATCAGGCACGCTTTCCGGCAATTTCTAACAGTATCAGCGTTTAAATTAAAAAAGCTGCCACACGTTTTTCTGCCAATAAATAATCTTTGGCATTCATGCGCTTAACTTGTTCATAAGACACACCCATTAAGCGTGCCAAAATGGCCGCCTTGTATTTACCACTAAATTGCAGCATTGGATTAGTTTCTCCATCCATGCGTGCATCATTTTCCGCTGCGTTCAAATCTTCAACGGTTAACTTTAAAAAGTCGATTGTTACACTTTTGATTGTTTTTTCTTCACCGTTTTCGGTGTAAATAAAAGGCTGGCTGAATACTATTTCATTAAAATCAATTTTCTTTGCCGGTTCTTTTGCGGTCATTGTTGTTTTTGCTACTGCCATTGTCTATCTCTCCTTA